GCCCCGAGCTCGAGAAGCAGGCCGCCGAAGAGGTGAAGGTCGCGCGTGAGATGTACACGCTCGGTCACGACAAGCTCGCGACCGAAACGGCCGACAGCCTCGACAAGATCGCCGAGGATGAGAAGAAGGAAGAGGAAGAGCGCAAGAAGCACGAGGAAGAGAGCAAGAAGCACATGGACGAGGACGCCGAGAAGAAGGCGTCGGCCTGTGCCGCTTTCATCGAGCGGGGCTATTACGATGGCCTCAAGAAGCTCGGCTCTGAGCGCCACGGCGACGAGAACCACTACCTGAACAAGTTCGTTCAGGAGAAGTCCGCCAGCCTCAAGAAGTAGTTCGATCAGGGGAGAGGGTTTTTCTGGGCCCTCTCCCCATCTCTTTTCGCTTCAAGGAGCCATCATGGCCAAAAGATTTGACGATCTCCTGCTCGAGGCCGACGACATCATCGAGAAGCGTGCTTCTGCCGGCAACGCGCCGATAGAACCCGTCTCGAGCGAGTTCAATAAAGAGATCGATGACTTCGCCTCGATGCTCGAGAAGGCCGCCAAGGATACGCGGGAGAAACCCAAAGACGAGGACGAGCCTGGGCACAACGCAGGCGCCCAGCAGGACCTGGTCAACCCCTACGAGAAGATCGCGCATGCTTGCGCGGTTCTCGACACGCTCGATCACCTCGAGCACTTCGTGAAGCTCGCGCAGTTCGAAGAGCAGGCCAAGGCCGCGGGACACTCGGAGGAAAAGATTGCCGAGTTTCTCGAGAAGAAGGCCGCAGAGTCGCCGACCAATCCCGCGATCGCCAAGTACCTGGCGCTGGCGGCATCGGCCGGTCTCGGCGCTTACGCCGGCCACCGCTCCGGCAAGCGCAAGGGTTACGATCAGGCCCTGAAGGACGTCAACGATGCCTTCGGTGCTCAAGCCGCTGGATGAAAGAAACCGCCAAGGCCATCAAGCATTTTTTTAACCGTGGGGTCAACACGCTCGACAAACGGACCTTGAGGGCCTATCGCTCGCAAGCGGTTCGATCGTCGGGGCCGGATTCTTTCATCATGACGCTCCCGCAGGCGATCGCTGAGCGCCGACACGGCGTCAAGAACGTTCGCAAGTTCATGTGGAAGCACGTCCAGAAGCCAGCGCTTCACGCCGACATGGCGGCCGGTCACGTGCTCAACGATGTTGCGGCAGAAATGACCCCTCTGAAGAAGCTCTTCCTCATGAAAGAGAAGGTTCCGAACGGCAAGGGACACTACCGCGAGGTCGAGCGCGCATCCGTCATGGCGCCGGCCGTGAAGGCCGTGGATGTTGCGAAGCCGCTTGCCGTCGGATACACTTTGGAAAAGGGCATTAAGAAACTGCGCGGGCAGGAAGAGTCGGATGGATAAACTCGCCGAAGCACAAAATCTGCTCAAACAGGCTTCACAAAAAATGCGCATCCTGAACGACAGGAATAGGGCGCATGAGAAGAGAGCACACGCTCTGCGTTTGCTCTATAAACAAGCGGAACTTGGCTATGGGCAGGTTCCGTCAAGCTACAGCGAACTCGAGGAAAAAGTAGCGTCGCTGCTAAATCAAGATCTGGACGTCTTGGAAAAGGCGTTGGAGCTCAGTGGTGGAAGATTGAATCTCGGAGAGCTTTCGGGCTCAACAGGACCCAATCCCCATGACGCCACCGAAGCTTTTGCACACTCCATAATCAACGGATAACCTTTAGGAGGTTCAAATGTCAGTTGCGATTTCTGACGTCGCGACCGTCCCCGTTGGTGCTGATCTTACCGCTCCGGACAATTCTCTTCGTGTCCTTCGCGGTCTCGAGAAAGCGCCTCGCGTGGACTACAAGATCGCCACGGGTCTTTCGAAGACTCAGGGCGATTGGGCTGTGTTGGGAGACGATGGTCTTCTGCACGAAGCCGGTTCGACGGGTAAAGCGGCCACGTATCTCGTGTTTTCGGGCACCGATCGTTTTGACGTGAAGGCGACGGGCGCCATCACGGTCTTCGGCCGGTATCCGGGCCTGCTCTGCCAGACGAGCAAGTTCGATGCAGCCCCCACCTATCATGCCGGAAGCCCGCTGACCTACAAGCTGGTCAGCAGCGTTCCAAAGCTTACGCTCGCGACGAGTGGCGATGCCGTTCTCGCGAATGTGGTCAACGTAAGCAATGGCCTGATGATCTTCGAAATGGCCGACGGTTCGGCCGTTGTGGCTTAAGGAAAGGAGACGATCATGGAAGGACTTGACGCAACCACGTTCAATAACCTGTTCATCGAGCGCCTCGATACTACCGAGGGCCTCCAGAAGACCGCTGCTGCGGGCGCCGCTTTCGTCCGCGCGAAAATCCGTGAAATCGGTTTCGCGCGCCGAATCCTGCCCCCGGAGTCGGTGACCAGGGCTGACTGCACCCGTTCGACGGACCACGACACGTTGATCAAGATCGTGGACATCGAACATGACTCGAAGGCGAAGGCCATCAACTTCTCGTCGGAAGCTGACGAGCGGTACATCCAGGGCAAGCGTTACGCTCTGGGGTTCTTCAAGATCGAGTCCGACAAGTTCGTGAAGTCGGAAGGCGAGCTTCTCGCTTACGACTACCCGATCACGAAGGTGATCGAGGAGAACTCGGTCAAGGACATTCAGCGTGTCGAGGACGAAAAGTTCATCGAATACGCTGAGGCCGCGATCGCGATCACGGGCAAGCGCCTCGTGTCGACCTCGACTGCGATCAGCCGCCGCGATGTCGCCTCGCTCTTCAAGATGATCACCTTCGACGCTCTCGAAGTTGGTTGCATCCTGATGAACCAGGTGGACTTCGAGGACTGGCTGGTTCAGCCGGCCACGGATGTCGGCAGCCCGCTGGCGTCCGAGATGGTGGTCGACGGGTACAAGTACCCGACGATCATGCGCCGCAAGCTCGTCGTGACGAACAAGCACGACATCTTGCTGCCTGGCGAAGTCTGGGCCTTCACCAGCCCGGCCTACCTCGGCAACTTCTTCATCCTGAACGACATGAAGTTCTGGATCAAGAAAGAAGCCGACCTGGTCGTCTGGAAGACCTGGGAGTACATCGCCGAAGGCTTCGGCAACATCAAGGGCATCGCGAAGCTGGAGCTCGACGTCCAGAACCCGATCCCGGTTGGCGGCACCCTCTAATCAGGGTGGCGTGAGCCAAGAAAAGTTGAGAGGGGTCGGGTCCTTCGGGATCCGGCCCCTTTCGTTTTCTGGCGTTGGCTTTGAGGCTCTCGCCGCGCTATACTGAGCCTATCTAAACCCAGGAGGACACATGGCACCTAAGAAGCAGCCCGCGAAATTCAAGATCACGAACACGACGGTCAAGCCGGCCAGAATTGTGGACGGCAAGGATCAGCGCAAGGTTTCAGAGCGCGTCGGTCACTCGGTTCAGTTCACCGATCACCGCGATCAGGTCGTGATGCTTGGACCCAACAAGTTTGCACTCACCGAGACGATCGATGCCGGCCTGATGGCGCTCGAGCGCGGCGGTATGATTCGGATCGATCCGATCGACGACATCACGGTGGCGCTGCGTGAGTATCGGCAGCAGGGTGTTGATGGCAAGCAGGCCATCAAGACCGAGGCTGCTAAGTCGGAGCCGCGTCGGGCCAACTCCGTCGAGATGGGGCTGGATAAGCACACGAGCAAGGGCGGAATCGAACACGAAGGCGCCGTCAATCCCAACGGCGATCCAAACTTTGTCGTGAAGGCGGGCGCCAGTGGCCGCGCCAAGCGACAGCAGAGAGTCAGTTCTCAAGGCGAGGTTTGATGCCGATTAACGAAGATCCGTCAGTCACCAGGAGAATGGCGAAGGTCATGAAGTACCTTCGCTATTTCATGCGTGACACTCCTCAGCTCAACCGACTCATCCGTCAGTACGAGTCGGATGATGACCTGTTTCGCTTTGCTATCGATATGGCGATCTCCGATTGGAACACCACCACACCGGTGATCAACGGTGGCACGATCCACATCGGCAACTATCCGAGCCTGTATCTTCTGCTTCACGGAGCAGCCATCCAGCTGCTCAAGAGCCAGGG